ATGTGTGTCCAACTTTCGCTGTGCTCATATGGCACTTTATCTTTGGCCACTTGAAAGTGATTGATGATACTGTTGAGAAAGTGTGCCAATTCTTTGTTGTTGATCAGTAGTTTCATGATAATGTTTCTGTGTGGTATTTAAATAGAAATTGATGGATTAAAAGTGGATCTGGCGACTAGATGCTGGCGTCTTCCATACCAGCCACACGCAATTTGACTATGTTGGTCATCTGCCATTGCTTTTGGTCTAGTCCTTTGCAAATACCCAACCATTTGTTGCGCATCAGTGCAAAATCATTGATGATCTTTTCATAGTCCACCACATCTGCTTCACCATCCACATACTTCTCCACTTCTCTGCTGGTGAGTGCTCTGTTGTAGCTTTCGAAATATTTTTTAAAATAAGAACTGCGTAGTCTACGCAATTCAATGTTGAGATATTCTAATACTGCTTCTAATTCTTGTAATTGATTGAATCTGTGTTCCACAATGCCAGGCATGTCTGCTGCTTGTTTTTCCACATTGCCTCTGATTTTGATTTCCAGTTTGGCTTCTTGCAATTGATTTTCGAAATGTTCCAAAGCCTCAGGAATAGTACTGATGTCTTTGGATATCTTTTGATACCATCCAGACATTAGTTGTCCTCGTCTTCCTCAATGTCCAGATAGTACATGATGGCCTTGTCCAAGTCTTGGTCATTGCCCATGGATTCTTTGAAAACCTCATCATCAGCGCCATAGTCGGCGCACATTTCCACATACTTCTCAGCCACTATATCGATTTGTTTCTTATCGATATATTCTTTAAAAAATTGCCAAGTTTCTATTAATTGATCAGCTTCTCGCATTATTTTTTCTCTTCTTTCACTGCTGCTGCTTCTGTTTCTATTTCTGTAACAGATTTAGGTTTGATCTTGTGATATTCTTTCATAACCATATCCAACTTTTCACCTGTCCAACCTTTTCTATACTCCAAGTGTTCTGCACCTTTAAGATCCACATATTTAAGTCGGTTACCAGACGGTGTAAGGATACCTTCTTTTTCAAACAGTTCCACCAATCCACTGTAAGGATCCATGCCTGTTTCATAAGGTATTTTAACTTGTACAGTTTCAAAAGGCTTGGCAAATCTTGTTTTCATTATCTTACAAGCAGCTCTAATACCTCTTACATCTGTTACTTTGTTGCCATCTTCGTCTTCTTTTAATTTTAATTTTTTCATTGCTACCACCACTGAACTGGCATACACAAATCCTTGACCACCTGATATTTTATCATCTGGATCAAACATATCTTGTGAAGCATACGTGTGATTGGTTGCTACCAATCCCACATTCCAACTGCCAAACATGTTCACACAATTACGAACCAGTGCTGTGAGTGCTTTGGGTTTACGACCCATGTCACCTTTCATGTCTCCTGCTTCAAACTGATTCACATCAGTGGGAGTCATCAGCATGCCCAAACTGTCTATGATGAATAATATTTTAGGAGCAGTGTCTTTGTTGTCTCCATGTTCTGTTTTGTATTCTTTCATAAAAGTTGATATGGTTTTGGCCACATCATCAATCATGCTAAGATTTAATTTTAATAGTTTTTTCTCATCACAATCCACACCCAATGCCTGCAACCAATTTTGATCCAGTGCGTTTTCTGTGTCCACCAACACCACAAATATGCCTTGCTTCTGTGCGTGTCTCACCAAGTTGCCTGAAGCAATGTATGATTTGCCTGATCCTGATTCACCAGCAAACACTGTTACTTTACCCAAGGGAATTCCTTTTTCAAAATCACCTGACATCAAATAGTTCAGTGCGTAGTTGCCTGTGGAGATCCAATCTGTGGGATCATTGAATCCCAGTCCCAATCCATCAATGGATTTGGTTAATGTTTTTCTAAATTTCGATATGTCAAAAGCCTTAGTAGCCATAAATTTTTCCTTTTGTTAATTCGTAGTGGAGAATATTCAAACTCTCCACTACAATATATACTCTTTATTGTTTTTGTCTAGACCTAATCATTGCCAAAATATCTTCAGCTTTGTTTTTGCTCTCAGTTTTTAGAGCAGCAGTTTCAGTTTTAACTTCAACTTTTGCTGTTGATACTTCTATTGGCTTTGGTGTTTCGGCTTTAACATTGGTGTTAATCACCGGGTCTCCAGTTTTTGATGACATGCCAGCTGGACGGAAGTATTGTCCAAATCTTTCCATATCATATGCTTCACCATCCACAGATGCTTCAAACATTTCTTTCATTACTTTCAACTCAACTTCAGTTGGTTTTTTAGGCAAGTAATCGCTCATGTTGAACAAGCCGTGTGTTTCCACTGCTTTGTTTTCATCTTCGGTTAATGGTCTGGTTTTTCTTGACCAAGCAGAAGTTGAATAGTCTGCGTATCCACCTTTGCTGGTTTTGACAATTTTAAAATCAACTCCGTTGATTTTGTCTGTAGGAAGATCTTCCATTTCAGGATCCATCAGAGCTCCTTTTATTATTTGGAATATTTGTGGTCCAATAATAAATCTTCTAATTGGATTTGCTGATTTGTTTTCTTCATTCAGAGGATCTTCTTTGACAAAACCTTGGAAAATGTATGATCTTTTTTTCCAATATTTTCTGCCCATGTCTTCCAAGTTAGGATCTTTAAACCATCCTCTAACTTCAGATAGTATGGCACAAGATTCTCCATACATTTCCATACATGGCACTTGTACTTGAACTGGTTTTGAATCAGTTTCTCCTTTGATACCATTGAATGGAAGTTTGATCATCAAACGTTCTCTCCAAAAGAAAGTGTTGTTTGAGTCGCCATCTGGCAAGAATCGAACAGTTGATTGTTCACCTTCTTTTAGATTCCAGAATGGATAGATTGCGTTGTCGCCGCCGCTTGTTTTTGTGTTACCGCCTGAACGAACTTCTTGTTCTTTCAGTTTGTTGCGGATTTCTGCTAGTGTAGCCATTATAAGCCTCCTTATTGTTTGCCTGTTTGTATTTGTGCCTCACTATAATACAGCACATATTTCTACATACTATATTAATATGTGTATTTAGTCAAGTGCGTAGTTAATGAAATATTATTTTTTGGTGGAATAGCCTGCCAGCTGTTTGATGCGTTCAATTTCTTTGTCCTGACCGCTCTGCAATGTTTTGATGGTTTCGATAGCAGTTTTGGCAGCAGTATCTCCATATTGTTTTTGCACTGCTGTGATCACTGCTGTTTCTCCTTTGGGAAATTTATTGGTAGTGTAGTCATAAAAACTCTTTACAAATTCTTCTATTTTTTCAGATGCTTTGTGCAAATCTTCTTTGCTGGATTTATTATCTTCAGAATATTTTTGATTCAATTCCATAGCTGCTTCTTCTGCTGCTTCTCTGTCTTTTTTAACTTCTGCCACAGTGGTGTGCAGGAAATTGGCTAATTCAAGATCACTCATTTGTCTAATGGTAGGACCACCGCCTGTGCTTTCAAATTTACTGCGTAATTTGTCTGAGTCCATTTGAAAATCTTCTGAATTCATATACTCACGCCAGTCTTTGTATTCATCGTGCAATGCTGGAGTGTTGTTCCAAATCTCTTTGGCCAATTCTTCTGCAGATCCTTCACCAGGATGATAGGATTCTTTTTTTCCTATTTCGTCTCTATACTGTTTTGAAATAATTGCGTATTCTTGAGGTTTTAATTCATGCACTTGTTTATTGTGTGTTTTCTTTAACCAATCACGAAATCTATACTGATCATCTATGCTGGCTTCAGCTTCTTTCTGAGTTGTTTCTATCAATCCCATATCGGCCAATCTAGTTGTGAGCCAATTGATAGGATCGCCATCTTTAGCAGTATATGTACCATAGGGCATATCTCCATTATCGTGGTAATAGTTTGCCAATTCTGAATACAACTCTTTGTGATTGTATAAATCATCTCCTGCCTTAAATTGTTTGTAAGCATTTGGATGTTTGTTCAATATTTTTTGCACTTCTTCTTTTTCTTGAGATGCAGAAGATTTGCCTGCATAGGCTTGAGCCTGGGGTGATTGGTTTGGATCCATGTCAGCATCATCTTGCAATGATGTGTCACTGATGCCTGCCATATCCATGGCATCTTTGAGTGTGAATTCTTTGTCGCCCACTTTGAATTTGTCTCCTGGTTTCATGCCGGCTGCTTTGGCTTTTCTTACTGCTTGTGCAAACTGATTGCCTTCTGTAGACATCTTCATGTCACCAGTGTTGATTCTTTTTACCATATTAGGTTTCTTATCCTGTATGTAAGCCATAATCAAAGGTCTAATACAAGCATCACTATCTTTTTTACCAATCTCTCTGATCTGATCATTCAAATTGGCATCATCTATAATGCCTTCCAAACTTTCCAAACCATTCACTCCATTTATACCTGCTGGAAAATGTTTGCTCATCAATTGATTTAATTTGTCCAATGCTTGTTTTTGTTCTTCAGAATCAG